TGTTGGCGAAACATCTTGAACTGTTGAAAACTTTCTAGTTTCTCATATACACTCGGTCTGTCGGTAAGCGTCCCGCTACGACTAGAGATTGGTCAGCGTTCCGCGCCTTTCGGAATACAACTTCCTGCGCATCCACAAACTTAACCAATCATGGAGAAATCATGAAACAATTCATTGAACAACAAATGGCTCAACGCGCAACAGCGTGGGAAGCCGCAAAGAAGATTCTTGATGTTGCAACCGCCGAAAAGCGTGACTTGACAGCAGAAGAGACTCAGACATACGAGCGCATCAGCAAAGAACTTGAGGATCGCCAAGCAACAATCGAGAAGCTCCGCGCCGATGAGGCCCGTGAACTTCGTCTTGAAGCAGCAACTCGTGAGATCGCAGACCAGGTTCGTCCTGTCGCTGACGCCCCACGCGGTGTTCGTTCAGATGCAGAAGTTATCCGCTCGATGGCAAAAGGCGAACTTCGTTCGTACTCGTTTGAAAAGCGTGATGTCGTAAAGACAAACACTGGCGCACCAGTTCCAACATCTTTCTACGATCAGGTCATCATGCTTGCTCGTCACGTTGGTCCAATGCTCCAGACTTCAACAGTCTTGAACACTGCTTCGGGTGAGAATCTTCAGATTCCATCACTTGCTCAATACTCGACAGCGGCAGTCGTTGGCGAAGGCACAGCAATCTCAGAATCGGATCCGATCTTCAACTCATTCATCACATTGGGTGCATACAAGTATTCGTTCCTTGTTCAACTCTCAACAGAGTTGATCGAAGACAGCGGTGTTGACATCTTGTCATTCTTGGCAACTGAAGTCGGCAACGAACTTGGCTTCCGTGTGAACGATGCTTTGACAACCGGTTCAGGAACAAACGCTCCAAAAGGTATCGTCGCAGCAGCAGGTTCTGGCGTAATTGGCGGAACGGGTGTGACTGGTCAGTTCACAGCAGACAACTTGATCAGCTTGGTCTACTCGGTAGACACAGCAGGTCGTCGTCTCGCAGGTTCGGGCTTCCAGATGAATGCGTCTTCAATCGCGAAGATGCGTTCGTTGAAGGACACCGCAGGCAACTACGTCTTCTCACCAGCACTCAATGCTGATGCGAACGACTTGCTTCTCGGATACCCAGTATTCGAGAACCCAGCAATGGCATCAACAGGAACATCGAACAAGTCGGTAATCTTCGGACACCTTCCTTCGTACTTTGTTCGTCAAGTTGGCGGCATCAAGTTGGATCGCAGCGATGACTACGCATTCAATGCTGGTCTTGTTACCTTCCGCGCAACGATGCGTGTTGACGGCAACTTGCCACAAACATCACATGTCAAATACTTCATTGGTGCTGCATCCTGATAATCAGGAAGTAAACCAGTAACACAGACATGACAGTCCGCAAGGACTGTGACTAGGATTAAGTCCACGGCCATTTCGTGCAGGGTTGGCCGTGGACTTTCCATTTCTGCACTAAACTTAGGAGGATCATGTGGGAAAAAGTAATCGTCAAAGGCGTCCCGATCGAGATGCCGGGATATTTAGCGGAGCGTTTGCTCCGAGCGGGCGTAGCGCACTCATTGGAAACAGCCGACCTACCAATCCCGACAGACTCAGAGTCCTCTGGTACAGCAACGCTCCATGGGCTGCAACAGGATACGGACAGCAAACCGCGCAAGTCATCGAAAGGCTCGCGAAAGAAGGCCACCAAGTAGCAGTCCACGCAATGTACGGACTCGCAGGTTCGGCATCATCGTGGAACGGTTTCAAGATCTATCCGCAAGGATTAGCAACATATTCTGATGATGTCGTTGTTGCGCACACAATGGAATGGGCAAACCATGATTTGTCGACACCGACGTTGTTGATGACTTTGTTTGATGTGTGGGTGTTGAAATCTGATTCGTTGAAAACTTTGAAGAACATCGCGTCATGGGTTCCGATCGATCATCAGCCTGCGACACCAGAGGTGTTGGCTTGGTGTGCGCGTGAGAATGTGAAGCCGATCGCGATGTCGAAGTTCGGTTCACGAATGTTGAATATGGCAGGCATAGATCACTTGTATGTTCCTCACGCAATCGAACCCGTGTTCAAGCCAACCGAATCGGTTGCACTTGCGAATGGTCAAAAGATGACGGGTCGAGAGTTCATGGGCTGGGAAGATGACAAGTTTGTTGTGTCTATGGTTGCGACGAACAAAGGTAGTCAGCCTGCGCGTAAGGCTTGGGCCGAGAACATTCTTGCGTTCTCTATCTTCGCCAAGGATCATCCTGACGCTGTGCTGTATTTGTACACGGAGCCTGATGGTGCGATGTCTGGTATCAATTTGCCGACATTGTTGAACGCGGTCGGCATATCGAAAGACAGATACAAGGTTGTTGACCAGTATGCGTATCGGCATGGTATGCCACAGAATGTGATGGCTGCGATGTACACGGCGTCCGATGTTCTTCTTGCCTGCTCAATGGGTGAAGGGTTCGGCATTCCCGTTATCGAGGCGCAGGCTTGTGGTTGTCGTGTGATTGTCAGCAACTTCACTGCGCAACCTGAACTGGTTGGTGAGGGTTGGACGGTTGAGGGTCAGCCGTGGTGGGATGCGGCGCAGGCTTCATGGTTCTTCACACCGAATGTCCCTGACATCGTTGAAGCCTTGAAGATGGCTTATAACGCGCCTAGGAGCCGTTCTGAGCAGGCGATCACCCATGCCCTAGGGTACGGAGCCGACAAGGTTTTTGATGAGTATTGGAAGCCTGCAATGAAGGAGCTGTCTGCATGGTGCCGGTCATAGTCATACCCGTACTGAACCGATACGACCTACTTGAAAGATGTATCAGAACAATCGATTATGCGGTTGAACATCTGATCATCATCGACAACGGCGGGATGATCGAGAAGGATTGTTTGTCGTTGCCGAAGAACTCAAACATTGAGAACCGATATATTTTGAATATGCCGAGCAATCTTGGTGTGGCAACTTCTTGGAATCTTGGTATCAAGATGACACCGTTCGCTTCTGGTTGGATACTTCTCAACTCGGACGCATTCTTCGAGCGCGGCGAACTACAAAAGTTCTACCGCGAATGCCACACCGACGAGATTCATTTGGCAGGCGAACCAGGTTGGTGCTGTGCGTGGATCGGCTCACAAGTCGTCAAAGATGTCGGCCTGTTCTGTGAAGCATTCCATCCGGCATACTTCGAAGACAACGATTATGAGCGTCGCGCATTACGCATGGGCAAACAGATAACCAAATCGCAAGCGATCGTCTATCACGACAACTCATCCACATTGCAATCCGACCCAGAGTTCATCGCGAAAAATCAGAGAACCTTTGAATCAAATCTTGAACTATTCAGATTGCGTAATGTTCGCCTTGATGCAGGTCATTGGGATCTGCAACGCCGTTTAGACCTCAGTTGGGATTGATGGCTGTTTCAGATCGCATCACACTCATCACAGCTTCTTTACCTGAACGAAGTTCTTTGCTGTGCGAGATGATCAACTCGGTCAGTTTGCAAACTGTTAGACCATCGCAACATCTAATTGCTGTCGATGATAAACATCTTGTGCCGAAACTCAACAAAATGATCGAGATTGCGTCAACAGAATATGTCGTGCAAGTTGATGACGATGACTTGCTATATCCGAACCATATCCAGGTATTGAACGACAATTTAGTTGCTGATGTGGTTTGGACTTGGTGCGATGTGACCGGTAGGAATTGGGATCCGAATCAGGGTTATCGCAAAGGCGAGTTGGCATATGGCAACTACATTCCTTCAAATTGTGCGATTCGTCGAGAGGCATTGCTTGCGGTTGGCGGACATGTTGAAGCAACCCGCCATCATGACCACGATCTGTTGCAACGGTTAGAAGCGGCAGGATATTCGTTTCATAATGTGCCGATCAAAACTTGGAACTATCGATTCGGGTTGTCAAACAACATGAGTTTGCGTGTCTGATAACTCTGTTGCAGTCTTGGGATTGGTGTGGGGTGAGAAGTATCGTGCGCATCTTGCTGATTGGTTCGCCGCGATTGATGCGTTAGAGGTGAAACCTGATCAGATTATTGTTGCGACTTTGCCTGACGAGGTTAATTTCCTTGACGGGTATCCGTGTGAGGTTGCGGTCTGCGAACATCCAACCAATGAACGAATGGTGAACGCGGCAGCGGCAAAGGCCAACACAACTTGGCTTAGTCCTTGCGGAGTCGATGACAGGTATCGTCCTGAGGCGTTTAACGATCTGCCCGATATGGCCGATGATGTCGGTGTTGTTTCCGTTGGTGTAATCACAACGAACGGTGAGAGAATTGATGCTCGACCTGGTCAGAACATGCTTGACGGTAATCCTCACGGAGTGCTGGGTACAAGTTTTATTCGGCGGTCTTTATGGGAGCAGATCGGCGGCTATGACGACAGGTTTATGATTTCGGATTGGGCGTTGTGGATTAAAGCTGCGATGGCTGGTGCAAAGTTTTGGATGTCTTCACGGCACACTCATATGATCGATATCAGTTCACCTGGTCGGATTTCGTCGAATGGTTTCAGCGGTGAGGCGTACAAGCAACTTGATAGATTGCGGTCGGGTGAAGTTATACCTGTTGACGGTTTCAAGTAGGATAGGAAGACCATGACTATCACAAATGGCTACGCGACACGCAACCAGATCAAGGCTGCTCTTCGTATCGGCACCGCCGACACACAGGACGACGAACTAATTGACAACTGTGCAGGTGCGGCCAGTCGGCTAATTGATGGTTATGCGAACCGACAGTTCTGGGCATACGGCTCGGCAACGACAAGAGTGTTCACTGCTGGTGATTCGTTTGTGTGTGAGATTGATGACATCGCTGGAACTGCGATCACACTCAAAACTTCGACACTCGCAGACAACAACTTCGATATCACATGGTCGCCTACCGATTGGCAACTTGAACCAGTGAACGGAATCTTGGACGGACTCACCGTTCCGTACACACGCATCCGTGCAGTCGGCGATTATCTGTTCCCGACATTGAACGCGAACTTCGGTGAAGAAGCATTGGTACAACTCACCGCCATCTACGGTTGGCCATCTGTGCCTGAGCCAATTACACAAGCTGTGATCATTCAGGCATCAAGAATCTTTAAGCGTTACGATTCACCGCTCGGCGTTGCCGGCTTCGGAGATTTGGGTGCGATACGAGTGACACGCGCACTCGACCCAGACGTCGCACAACTCGTCGAGCCATATCGCCGAATGCGAATGTTCGCATGAGCGCAACAGTCACCGAACTAAAGAACGGCATCAAGACTCGGCTTGAAACAATCACGAACCTTCGCGCCTACGCACAACAACCCGACCAAGTAAACCCATCTCTCGGCGGTATCGCATGGCCGACATTGGAATCGATCACCTATCACGGTGCGATGCGAGCAGGCTTAGTCACACACGTCTTCACTGTCAGTGTGATCGTGGGTCGTGCTGCCGAACGCACAGCACAGAACCTGATGGACACTTACCTGTCTTACGACAATGGGATTCGTGCCGCGATCGAAGCCGACACAACCCTCGGCGGATACGCCAAAACACTCATCGTCGAAGAAGCATCCAACATCACAACCGTGGACGCAAACGACACAACCTACCTAACAGTCGACTTCCGTGTCGTGGTGTACGCTTAACCCATGGCAAAATATCAGGTCGTCGAAGGCTTCACCGTTCTAGACAAACAATATCCAGCCACTATTGATGGCAGCGAGATTGACCATCTAGACTCTCTACTGGCATCGGGTCGCATTGTTCTGGTGGCAGAAAAATCAACTTCTAAAGCCGACAAGGCAGGAGACAAATAATCATGGCAAAGTTAGTTCTCACAAACTCAGTAGTCACACTCAACGGCACAGACATCTCAAACGATGTCGCTGCAATCACTCTGTCCACGACAGCCGCAGAAGTACCAACAACATCATTCGGATCTGGTGGTGCAGTAACTCGCGTTGCAGGCTTGATTGACAACTCGGTAACACTTTCACTTCACAACGAATACTCGTCAGTCGAAGGCTTGATCTACCCACTCGTTGGCTCGACAGCCGTGACCATGGTTATCAAACCAGCAGGCACAGCCGCAGCAGGTACGGCCTCGCCACATTTCCAGTTCCAAGTTCTCGTAACGGAATGGTCGCCAGTGAACGGTGCTGTCGGTGAATTGAATACAGCCGACGTAACGTGGCCGATCAGCGGAACAATCACCAAATCAACAGGTGCATAATTTTTAACAAAACAATCAGGAGGTAAGAATGAAAATTAATCTAGAAGTGACGACGCTAGACAACGTCACCACAAAAGTGACCGCACAGTTCGCAGACTTCATCGCATTCGAAGGCGAGAAGAATCGTTCGGTCGCAAACTTCCAAACAGAACTACGCCTCACCGATCTTGCCTGGTTGGCTTGGCATGCCGAGAAGCGCACGAAGAAGACTGCGATGAAGTTTGAAGAATGGATTGAGACAGTCGAGAGTGTGGAGGTTGGAACCGATTCTGCGGTGATCGTCCCTTTGGAGAACAATCAGCCCACTGGCTGATCGCATACCTCGCCTGCGAGACACACATCGCACCATCGGTGCTACTACAAGAATCACCTAGAATGCTGTACACAATGCTCGGCTATCTGCGCTGGAAGAGCATCAAATCCAACCCACCACAAAGGATCCAGTGATGGCCTTCTCAGCATTCCCAAGTCTGCCAGGTGACAGCGGTTCAACCATTGGTCGTGGAAGCGGCATGGTCAATGGTAAAAATCTAGGATTTAGCGTTGTACCTGGTGGCAACACCGTAATTGTTAAAGACTTGTTTGAAACTTTACGCAAGTTCTCGAAGGCATCTCCGCAGTTCAACAAAGAGATGCGCAAGGTTGCCTACACAATCGCAAGAGACTTAGAAGCCAAAGTCAGAATCGAAGCAGGCACGGTCAGTCGAGCCAGTCAAGCAATACAAGTTGCCAAAGGTTTACGCGCAAGCAACGAACGAATCCCGACAATCAAACTGCGTGGCAAAGAATCGTTCGTGTCAAAGTCTCGTCCGAATAGTAAACGCAAAACAAAAGT